GAAGAGAACCGCGCAGCCGTCGAGGCCGTCATCAAGGCGACCGAAGACGAGAAGGCCGAGCTTCGCAAGGAAGCCGACGCCCAGGCGACGAAGGCCGAGAACGCCGAGAAGATCGCCAAAGAGGAGCGCGACGTTCGCGAGACCCGCGACTACATCGCGAAGTCACAGGACTACAAGAACCTGGCGAAGAGTGACGACGAGTTCGGCCCCGTGCTGAAGTCGATCGCCAACGCCGAGCGTGATGGCGCACTCCCCGAGGGGACCGCTTCCAAGCTGGATGAGGTTCTGAAGGCTGCCGACGAGCAGGTCAAGGCGGGCGACCTCTTCAAGGAGGCCGGTCGTGCAGGCCACGGTGGCGGCGGCACTTCGGACAAGGTCACAGCGGCAGCCGCTGAGATCAAGAAGGCCGACCCGAAGCTCACCGACGCGCAGGCAATCGCGAAGGCGTACCAGGACAACCCCGAGTTCTACAACGAAGACCTGAAGGAAGTGGCCTAGATGGCAACTGAAGGCATCCTCGTCAGCATTCCGGGCCTTGTTGCCTCCGCTGATCTCTCAACGAACCAGTTCTTCTTCGTCGTCCTGAACGGCTCCGCACAGGTGGCCGTCGCAGGCGCGAACGTCTCCGCGATCGGCATCCTCCAGGACAAGCCGAACGCCGCAGGCATCGGCGCAAACGTCGGCTACCTCGGCAAGTCGAAGCTGAAGCTCGGCGGCACCGTCACGGTCAACGACAAGGTTGCGTCCGACGCAGCGGGCAAGGGCGTCAAGGCCACTGCCGGAAGTGTCAGCGCAGGTACGCCGGAACCGCTGGCGGGTTCCTACGCAGCAGCAATCGCGCTTGAGTCCGGTGTCAACGGCGACGTGATCTCCGTCCTGCTCACCCACTCCGGCATCACCAACTAGGCCGGAAAGGAATAGGAGAACACAATGCCTCAGCCCACTCTTACCGATGTTCATGTCAACGCACCGTTGACGAACATCAGCATCGCGTACCTTCAAAATCCGAACGACTACATCGCCGACAAGGTGTTTCCGGTCCTGCCGGTTCCCAAGTCCAGCAACATCTACTTCACGTATGACAGGGGTCGATGGTTTGTCGATGAAGCCGCCGTCCGCGTCGATGGTGAAGAGTCCGCCGGTACCGGGTACTCGCTCAGCCAGTCCACGTACTCCTGCAAGGTCTACGCCCTGCATAAGGATGTCGGACCCCAGGTACGCGCGCAGTCCGACACGCCGCTCGACGCGGATCGTGACGCGACGATCTTCCTGACGCAGCGTCTCGCAATCTCTCGCGAGCGTCAGTTCGTCAGCAACTACTTCAAGACGGGCATCTGGACAGGTGGCGTCGGCGGAACCGACATCACGCCCGGCACGAAGTGGGATGTCGCAAACTCGACCCCGGTCGAGGACATCGAGACGCAGTTCTTCAACGTGAAGAAGCTCACCGGCTTCTACCCGAACCGCTTCGTGCTCGGCACCAACACGTACAAGGCGCTGAAGAACCATGACGAGTTCCTTCAGCGGATCAAGTACACCGAGCGCGGCATCATCACGCCTGACGTGATGTCAGCCGTCCTCGCCCCGCCGAACCAGCCGGAGTCGGTAGAGAACGGGTTCAAGGTGTTCGTTGCTTCCTCGATCTACAACTCGGCGAAGGAAGGCCAGTCCGACTCAATGACCTGGACGGCCACGAACACGGACGCCCTGCTCTGCTACGCGACCGACTCGCCTGGCATTCAGCAGCCGTCCGCCGGGTACATCTTCACCTGGACGCCGATCGCGGGCTACACCGCCACGATCAAGCGCTTCCCGATGCCGATGCTCGGTGTTGGCGTAGACGGTATCCCGACGCAGAGGGTGGAAGGGGAGATGAGTTTCGACATGAAACAAGTCGCCGCTGACCTTGGCGTCTACTTCTCTGCGAGTGTTTCTTGACCGTAGTTGAGCTTCACCACGTCGCACTGACAACGCTCCCCGTCGAAATTGACGGGGAGCGCCAAGTGCTTGCGCCCGGCGACGAGATCCCTGCCGAGATTGTCGGCTCGTGGGTTGACCATGCAATCGAGTCGGGCAAGGTCGGGACGCTCGCTGAGCTTTCCCTTCCGAATGCCACCGACGCCGAACTGAAGGACGAACTGACCGCACGCGGCTTCAAGGTCACGAAGCAGACGGTTAAGGCGTAGGAAGTGGCGGGAGCGCATCAGGGCGCGTCCGGCCGGGCGATCAACAACCTGCCGGTTACCCAGGGCGGGGGCGTCCTCACCGCCGACATCGTCACGGCGGGTTTTGCCGAGTTGACGGTGGTGGCGATCGAGTCCGCAACCGCAACCGGAGCAGACCTCGTTCTCGGCGTTCGCCCCTACCAAGACGACGGCGTAACCGTTCTCCGTCAGGCGCTCGCCGCCACCTCGTCTACCAGTCGAATACTTCCTACTCGACTAGGTCGCTCCCTTGAGTAGCTACCAGCGCTGGGACGAGGCGAGCGAACAGCAGCAGTCCGAGCACATCCAGGACGCCCTCACTGCGATTGGCAACTCGATCAACGCAGACGGGACGCTCAAGACTGCGGCGGTGCAGGCCGCGAACGGCGGTTCGCTGCCCTCCGGCGGCAACGTGGGCGACATGATTACCAACAGTGCGCCCGGCGCGGGTATTTGGACGCCCGTTGATTCGACGGTAACCCCAGCCGACATCGGTGCGGTAGACGTGACGATTTTCGACGCAAAGGGAGACCTCCTCGTCGGCACAGGCCCCGATGCCGCCGCGAAGTTGACGGCCGGTACGAACGGTCAGGCACTCGTCGCGGATTCCACTCAGGCGACCGGGTTGAAGTACGCGGACATCACCTCCCTCAGCGACATTTTTCTCACCGGCGCAGGGTGGCTGTCCGCGAACGGCTCTCCGGCAACATTCCTGTCGGCTCAGGCGCTCACCGCCGGGACGATCTACTGCACGGGTATCCCGCTGCGGGCGGGAATGGTCGTCAACAACATCGGCTTCTTCGTGACTGCCGCAGCTGTAGGCACGGCCCCGACAGCGTTCTTTGTCGGCCTTGCGTCGAAGACGGCGATGCTCCAGCAATCGACAGACCAGAAGGTCGCCATGCTTGCTCTGGGGCTAGGGCCTGGAGTGATCCCGTTGCAGGCCGCATACACAGTTCCAGCCGACGACCTCTACTACATCATGTTGTTGCAGGTTGGGTCGTGGGGAACGACGCAGCCGACGTTTGGTCGCACGGGGTTGCTCACGAACCTGGAGAACGCCGTTGCTGGCGGATCCAAGATCGGCGCGACGGCAGGCACCGGACAGACCGCACTTCCTGCGAACGACGCCACCCCTACCTATACCGGCAACCACAACTTCCTCATGTTTGCCGGGGTCACCTAAACGATGCCTGCGGCGTCGTTTGTTGCATGGCGGTCACCTGTCCTTGGCGTGGTGACACAGTCGAACGCGAGCCAGAACGCGGTGAGCGATTTCGTGACCCGAGTTCTCGAAGCGCCTGGGCGGGCGAAGTTTGTAGCGCAGCCGCGTCGGTACGGAGCGATGTCGCTCCGGATGGAGACTCGCCAGCTCGACACGACCGGCGGCGGACTCAGCGACCGCAACGACCTGATCCGCACGCTGCCGGACTACCCGCCGGGGTCGGATTTCTGGCTCGGAATCAGTGTTCTTGTTGACCCAACGTTTCCACCATCAGTGGTGGGCGACTGGTGCGTCTTGCATCAGTTGTTCGGCGCGACCGGAGGACAGACGACCGGATCACCGCCGTTCGCACTGGAAATTGGGGACAACGGAAACTTCCACATGTCCGTTCGCGGCGGCAGTAAAGCCACTGCCACTGATACAGCGCCTAGAGAGAATATCCAGGACATCGTACCGATTACCAAAGGTGTATGGCACGACTTCCTCTTTCACCTGTTCCTCTCTACGGGTTCAGACGGAACCGTGGACGGCTACCACAAGCTCGCATCAGACGCCGCATGGCCTGACACGCCGACCGTCTCTGATGTGGGTGTGAACGTGTTGACGGTTGGGGGTGTCGTGCAGAACACCTACAACAAGCTCGACATCTATCGGCACACACGAGCCGAGATCGCCGTCGTCTACTTCGGGCTTCTCGTCATCGACCCCTCTCGCTCCGTTGTCGAGACGTACTTTGCGCAGACCGCGATCGACACGCGACCGACGAAAGCCCTAGTCATGCTCGGCGGCGTGCCGGTGATGCTGCCATGAGCGGGCTGCGAATCGAGATGAGCGTCCCTCTCTCTCGCTAGTCGATACCCGCAACCGTGACCTGGACCTACTCGACAACGCTGGCGACTGAGAAGGATCAGATCCGCCTAGAGATCCAGGACACAGACACAACGGCGCAACTTCTCCAGGACGAGGAGATCACCTACCTCGTCACCGTCGAGCAGAACTTTTGGGGGGCGGCGTCCCGCTGTTGCGAGATCATCTCCCGCAACTTCCTCCGCAAAGCAGACGTTCGGATCGGGCGTGGCGGCACAACGCTCACCTACTCGGTAGCAGCGAAACAGTACGCAGACATGGCTACCGCGTTCAGGAAGCGCGCAAACGCCATGAACGCACCTTGGAGTGGGGGACGCAGTGTGGACGACAAGAACACCCTTGCTTCTGACGACTCCCTCGTCCAGCCGATCTTCACCAAGACGGAATTCTCGGATCCCTGGACGGGCGGCACGAACAGTGATTCAGTCATCGCAGACATGGACTAGCGGGTGGCGCTCGACTCGAACCTCTCGGCATTGCTGACGGTCGATGTCCAGTGGTCCGGGAAGTCCGGCAACGACGGCTACGGGCAGGACACCTGGGCCGCCCCTGTCACGCTCAAGTGCTATCCCGCGTTCGGCTCAATGCAGGTACAGAAGAAGGACGGCTCGGTCTACACGTCCGGTCAGGCGCTCTACTTCGACGCGAACGACACGCACGTCCAGACGTTCCAGTTGGGCGACAGGTTCACGTCTGTCGGCATCGCGGGCGGGGAAACACTGGAGGCCGTCTCGATTGAGCCGAACTACTCGCCCGGCCCGTCGCTGAACGCGCCGATGGTGCCGTGGATCGTTGAGGTTCGGCTGTGAGTTTCGCCGAGGCGGGAAAGAAGATCGTTGAGGGCACGGCGGCCGGTCTCTACCAGGGCGGGACGATCATCATGGGCGAGTCCCAGGCGATTGTCCCGGTCGAGTTCGGAACGCTGAAACGATCGGGCGAGGTTGAGCAGCCGAAGATCGAAGGCGACAACATTTCGGTGACGATCGGCTACGGCTACGGGACCGAAATCGGGCCGGACGGCAAGGCAGCCACCGGCTACGCCGTTTACGTTCACGAGATCGCCCGGTACCAGCACGCGCCGCCGACGACGTACAAGTACCTGGAGCGGCCAGCGCGGGCGTTTGAGCCGGAACTGGGAACCGTCATCGAGCAGAACGTTAGGGCGAGGCTGCGCGGCAGATGACACTTCCCATCGACAGCCTCGCCACCTACATCGCCACCGATCTCGGACTCGGGACAGTCGGAACGAACGTCTTCAAGCAGAGCCTTCCCGACCAGCCCGACACCGCTATCTGCATCTATGACACTGGCGGTGGGCCTCCCGCATTGACTGGGGCCGATGACACAGACACGCCCTCATGGCAGATCATCTCCCGCTCGCTCGACGCCTCCACCGCGATGACGAACCTTCAGACGATCTTTCGCGGCCTGCACGGGATGACGGAGACGACAACGCACGGCTTGCACGTCAAGTTGCTCTGGGCGCTGCAATCCAACCCGGTCAACCTCGGGCGTGACGCCAAGCAGCGTTTTGAGTTCGTTCAGAATTACAGGGCGATGGTCACAGGCCAGACCCGCTGACCCGAACGCCCTAGCGCGGCTGCCGATAGCCCGCCCCTGAATGCATTCAACCCTTTTGATTCAGGAGGCCAGCTAAATGGCATCGGCAATTGCGGGCCGTGGTGGCTCGGTCAAGATCAACGGCACACCCGTTACGACCGTTGCTCAGGTTGACACCTGGAACGGGACACTGACAGAGGCTCTACTCGACCAGACCGCTCTCGGCGACCTGTGGACGAGTGACGTTCCGGGCCTCCAGTCGCTTTCAGGAAGTATTGCGGGAAACTGGGCCGTCACGGGCGATCCCGGACAGACGACGCTTCACAACGCCGTTCTGAACAAGGTCACGGTCGGCCTGAACCTGTACGTCAACTCGACGGACTGCTACGACCTGACCGCCTACCTGAGCGACTTCGCAACGTCCGTCACCGTGACGGGCAAGGTCACGTTTACCGCGAACTTCCGCAGCCAGGGCCAGGTGTTCTTCAGTTAATGGCTGGGCTTCTCACTAGGGACGCCTTCCTCTCCTTCGCGGGGCAACTCGCGGAGGAAGAGGTTGACGTACCTGGGATGGGCGCGGTTTTGTGTCGCGAGCTGACCGGCGCGGACCGTGCGACGGTGCTCGGCATCCTTGCCCCGGCCGTCCAGGAAGGTGGCAGGGCCGAACTGGGCCTCTACCAGCAGTACCTTCTGCGCTTCGGCCTGTACGCGGAGGACGGCAAGCCGCTGCTCGATGTGGCGACGGCTGAGAAGGCGATGCAGTTGGGCGCGTCGAAGGTGGAGCTTCTCTGCTCGACCATTGAGCGCCTGTCTGGCCTGTCGGGCAAGGCTGTCGAGTCGGCTGAAAAAAACTCGCCGAGCACGGCGAACTCGCCCTCTACTTCCGAGTAGCGCAGACCCTCGGGATGAGCGTCCGGGCGATGCTCAACGAGGTCGGCTCGGCCGAGCTTGTCTACTGGTCGGCGTTCCTTGCTTCCGAGGATGATCGGCGGCTGGAAGAACTCAAGACATTCGGAATGGCGGGGATGTAGCTAGACCGAGCGCACTAGTCGATCTGCGATTGCGTAGGCGTCCTCGATTCCACCGTTAACGACCTCGCCGCCGATCTCGCGCCCGAGTAGGGAATGAATCTGGGCGAGTGCGGTTTGGGCCGCAGACAACTCGCGCCCGGCGGCTTTACGCATCTCCGCGTGTGTCGCCTTGTGACACACGGAGTGAAGTGGATCGCACTTCTCAAGTTCAGCCTGTAACCGCTCGACGCTCGCAGCCACGGAGAAGATTTGAAACAGCTTGGTCTCGGGGTCCCGGTGATGCCATTCCAGTCTCAGGCTGCCGACTCCAAACGGTTCCTTGCAGAGCACGCAGACCCCACCTCGCGCCTCAAGTGCAGCGGCCGCGATGTCTCTGTTGCGTTGGTCATACTCCCGCTTCTTTTCGGGGTAGCGCTCCTCGTTGTAGAGACGGGCGTACTCTTTCTTCTGCGCGCGCCTAGCGGGTGTTTTGTCATATGCGGCGACCCTGGCGCGGACTTCGGGGTTCGCCGCGTAGCGCTCCGTGGCTGAACTGGCGGCACAGCGCTTGCACCACGAACTTAGTCCCGTCACGTTTCCGGCGTTTGGGGAGAACTCACTTGCGTCCTTCGTCTCGCCACACTTCGGGCACCTCTTTGTTTCGGGAATGACTTGGGGCTGCGCCCGCCTGCGCCTCCACGCCTTCCTTGCGCGAGCGCGGGAGCACCCAAGACATAGGGAATAGAAACCCCCGCGCGATACCCCATCGGCCCAGCGCCCGAACTCCTGGATCGGCTTTCGTTCCTTGCATCTCGTACAGGGGAGAGTGTGCGGTGCAATAGCAAAGACCGAACGTGCCACCTTGGAAGGATACATGGCAGGTCGGACGGCGGGCACTCGTCCCGATAACCACGGATTGTGGAAGTAGAGCGTTTAAGTGCGGTACTCGAAGCCACTGGGCTAGGAGCCTTCACTGCCAACATGCAGGTTGCCGACCGGGCGACCGGCGGCACGAAGGACCAGCTTCGTGCGCTGACCGAGATTTCCAAGGTCGCAACTGAGGCGCTAAAGCACGTCAAGGTAACTGCCGCTCAGGCGATGGAGTCGAAGGTTTCGGCCGAGTCGATCCTGCAAGGCGTCAAGGGGATCGGCGAGGAAGCGCGTCAGGCTGCCCGCGATCTCGACCGGGTGCATCTCTCGCAGGCGCAGGCGATGGAGACACGGGTTGTTGCGGCCGAACAGGTCCGCTCGTTGAAAGAGGTTGAGCATCAGGCGTTGAAGACACGGGCCGCGCAGGGCGGCGGTGGGGGCGGCATGGGACGTATGGGCCTGCTCGCCGGAGCGATCGGCGGGGCTGTCCTACTTGCTCCTGCGGCCGGTCCGGGCACGCTCGGGCTGCTTGCCGCCATCCCCGCGCTCGCCACGGTAGGTGCGGGCGCGCTCGGAACGCTGGCGCTCGGCTTCCAGGGGGTCGGCAAGGCGATCATGGGCAGCAAGAAGGCGTTCGATGATCTCGGCCCGTCCGCGCAGTCGTTCGTGCTAACGGTCAGGTCGCTCGACGGCTGGTTTGACAAGTTGAAGCAGACGGCCGGGGCGGCGATGTTCCCCGGGCTGACGGCAGGCTTGAAGGCTGCGCTGTCGCCGGGGACGGTGAGCGCGATCACGCAGGCGGTCACGCAGTTCGGTCATGCGATCGGTGCGGCCGGGAAGATGTGGGGCCAGTATTTCGGCTCGTCGCAGTTCCGGTCGATCTTCGGGCCGCTGATGGCTGACGGCGCTAAGAACTTCGGCAGGCTCTCCGACGCGGCATTGCGTCTCTTCGATGCGTTCGGCGTGCTGGGTCGGGCCGCGATCCCGCTGGTGGATTGGATGGTCAAGGGGATCGACTCTGCCTCCCGCTGGGCTGATGCGTTCGTGAAGTCGAAGGATGCGACGGGTGGGCTTGGCCGTGCGATGGATCAGGCGAAGACATCGCTGCGACTCGTCGGCAACCTGTTCGGTGCACTCTCCAAGGCCGTCTACGAACTCGGGGCTGCCCTCTATCCCGTGTCGAAGGTTGCGGTCAAGGATCTGACGGACGGGCTGAACGCGCTCGCGAAGTGGTTGAAGCGCAACCAGGAAGCGATCCGCGACCTTGTCGGTGGCGCTCTGTCGGTGTTCAAGGCAACCCTGATCGGTGTCGCGGACGCGCTTAGAATCGTAATCGGCCTGATCGGGGGCACCGCTACCGGGATGATCGCCGCCGTTGTCTTCCTCGCCGCGAAGCTCGGGATTCTCAAGGCGGCGTTCAAGGCGATGGGCGCTGCGGCGCTCGCCTCGGGTGGCGAGGCCGGTGTTGGCGGCCTAGCCACGAAACTGAGGGGGCTAGGCGCGCTTGCCGCCGCTGGCGGTCCGCTCGCGCTGATCGTCCTCGGCCTCGGCGCTATCACCTTTGCCGCGTCGAAGGCGGCGGAACAACTCCAGAAGATGGCAGACAAGTGGGGGCTGAACGGCGGTGGGCAGATCACCACGCTCGCGCAGTTCCGGTCGTTACAGAAGTCGGACCCGGCGCTTGCGGCTGCCCTGTTGAAGAAGGCCCCGGACATCGTGTCGCAACTCAGCGGTGGTGGCACGATGAACCTCGGTCGCGTCCAGTCACCGGGCAACGCTTCGGCAGGCAAGGCAAAGTTGATCGCGCTTGCACAGTCGGCGCTCGGCACCCCCTACCTCTGGGGCGGTAACGGTCCTGGCGGGTTCGATTGCTCGGGCCTCGTTCAGTGGGCGTTCGCTAACGGCTTGAACGTCAACATTCCGCGCACCACCTACGGCCAGGTCGCAACGGGCAGGCAGACCGCAGCGGGAACGGGTGGCACGGTCACAAGCGGCAAGATCGGAGTCGGAAACGTCGTCTTCTCAAACTATGGCGAGGGCGGTAAGCCCGGTCCCGGCCATGAGGGTCTCGTCGTCGGATTCGACAACCACGGCAACCCGATCATCGAGTCTGCCCCGCACACGGGCGCGAAGGTGCGAGAGAATACTCTCTCCGGCTTCACGGGCGGCGGTTCCTTCACCGTGCGCGACTTGCTCGCCAAGGCTGGCGGTGGATCGGGCGGCGCAGGCTCCCCGTTCGGTGCTGTCCCGCCCTGGACGAAGGACCTCGGCCCGAAGCCACCGAAGCCCGTCTGGCAGATGCCCGCTCTCTACAGTGCAGCGATGAACAAGGCGTCCGCGAACGCCAGCCGCGCGTCGAATCTGGGTAACACCGGAGGCGCGGCCCAGCGCTACCTAGAGAACGAACTCGCAGACCTTCACACCGCTGAGGCATCGCTCGACAAGGCGATTGCATCCGACCACGGCAAACACATCGCACGGCTGACGAAGGCCGAGACCGCCGTCGAGAACAAGATCCGCGACGTGCAGAAGAAGATTGCTGACGCCATCATCCTCACGGGCGATGCCCTCCTGCCCGACAAGCTGAACGCGAAACTCAAGAAGTCGCTCGCGCAGTTCACGGCTGACAGCGACTACGCGCAGGTTCTCGTCGGGGACACGGCCGACAAGTACCGCAAGACGCTCCAGAAGGACCTGCTCGGACAGGCTGCCATCTATGACGTGATGCTCCAGAAGTTGAAGGCCGAACTCAAGGGGAAGTCCCCCAAGCAGCAGGCCGCGATCCAGACCAAGATCGACAGCGTTCAGTCCTCGCTGGAGGGCGTGCAGCAGCAGATCCTTTCCAACTTGCAGGCGAACGTGCAGTCCCTCCAGTCGAAGGTCGGGACACTGTTCGCCAACGTCACGCAGCAGTTCGATGACGCGCTCGGCAGGCTGTTTTTCCAGAACGGGATGAAGACCGCCCTGGAGCAACAACTCGCCGACATGCAGGCACAGGATCAGTTGTCGTCTTTGACCGACTCGATCCAGCAGGCCAAGGATCAGCTCTCGCAGGATCAGACGGGCGGGCTTGCCGGTGTCCAGTGGGATGCCGCTACCGGCCTGACGAAGAACCTCTACTCGCCCGGCGCGGCCAAGCAGCTCGACGCTGACAAGAAAGCCCTCGACGCTGCCACACGCCAACTGGACGAATACAACCTCGGCATCAGGGCCGCCCAAGAGCGCGCCAACATGGACAGGGAGTACGCCTCCCAGGTGACGAGCCTGAACGCCAAGCTTGCGAAGTTGGCCGAAGCCTTCCAGAACGGCACCGGCTCGATGCAGGCTCTACGTGACCTCGCCGCGCAGTACGGCATCGTCATCAGCAACGTGAGCATCCCCGACTTCCTCGACCTGTCGAGCGCATCGAAGGAACTCAAGCAGGCGTTCATCGACCTCGTCAACTACATCGCCGTCCTGACTGGGGTCGCTCCGAAGATCCCCGCTGGCGGTGGCGGGGGTGGTGGCGGGTCGGCCGCTGCCGGTTCGCCCGCTGGCACCCTGCAAGACCTCCACGCTCAGGCTGTCAACGGAATCATCTCGGCGGCCCAGTACCAGTACCTCATCTCCGGTCACAAAATGGAGATTCCCGGCATGGCTTCCGGGGGCATCGTGAAGGCCCGACCGGGCGGAACGATTGTGCGTCTCGCTGAGGGCGGACAGGACGAACAGGTCGGGCCGGTCGGTGGAGGCGGCGGAACTGTCATCAACCTGACAGTGAACGGCTCCGTGCTCACCGAGGGCGACCTCGTGAACACCATCTATGCGGGCCTGCTGCGGAAGAAGGCGCGGAACGGGAAGAACTTGCAGCTTTAGCCCCTCTCTGCGGGTCGATAGCCGCTGTCTGTGGCAGCCGCCCCGACATTCGTCTGCGAGATCGCGTTCGGAAATAATCCCGGTGACGCCTCGCCCTCCTGGACGGACGTTTCCGCCTACCTGCGCTCGTTCCACATCACCCGTGGCCGCCAGTACGAGCTGAACCAGATGCAGGCCGGGACATGCGACATCACCCTGAAAAACCTGGATCGCAGGTTTGACCCGACCTACTCGTCGTCGCCGTACTACCCGTACCTGCGGCCGATGGTGCCAGTACGGATGTCTGGTTCTGTGCGGCCGGTGATGACGAACCTCTGCACGAACCCGTCGGTCGAGACAGCACTTGGGTTATGGAATCCGACTGGAGGCATCAGCACGCTGACGCGAGATGCAACGCATGTGAAGTTCGGTGCATGGGCGATGAAATGGGTCGGTGCTGGTGTTGGGGGCGGGCCTTCTCTCTTCCCGGTCACGGGGCTTGCGGCGGCCACGGCCTACACGCTCTCGGCGTGGCTTTTTAGCGCCGCCGGGGGTGAGTCGTGCGCGTTGCGGGTGGACTTCTACACGGCGGTTCCGGCGCTCGTGAATAGCTCAGCTGTAACGACGGTCGTGCTTGCCGCCGGATGGAATCGTCTCACCACTACCGGAACTTCTGGGGCGGGTGTTGATCGAGCGAACCTCCTGGTAATGTCGCGGGTCGCTGGCTCGCAGACGTTCTGGACGGATGGCGTCCAACTAGAGCAGTCCGCCGCCGCGACCGACTACTGCGACGGTGACCAGCCCGGCTGCTCATGGACGGGCGCCGCGCACGCCTCCACCTCGACCGTCACGACCTACCGCCTCTTCACCGGCTACGTGGAGCGCTTCCCGCAGAACCGGACAGGGCCGACCTATGCGGAAACGCAGGTACAGGCGGTGGATGGGTTTGAGTTGCTGACGAACTCGGTTCTGCCGGGAGCGACCTATCCGCAGGAACTTTCAGGGACGCGGGTTACGCGAGTGCTCGACGCAGCGTCCTGGTCGTCCACGGCGCGCTCTATCTCCGCCGGTCAGTCGCTAATCATCGCCTACACGTTTGCCGACGTGGACTTCGTTGACCCGCTCTCGCACTTGCAGGACGTTTCCACCTCGGAGCTTGGAATCTTCTTCATCTCCAGCGACGGAAAGGCAACCTTCCGCGACCGACTCTCCAACATTTCTCCCGCATCGCTCGGGACGTTCACCGACCAGCCGACCGTTGACACAGGCGACATCGGCTACGCCGACATCGTTGTCTCGCTCGATAAAGACCTGATCTTCAACGATTGGCGCGGGACACGCTCGGGCGGCACGATCGTCCAGGAGGCGCTCGACTCGATCTCGATTGGCAAATATTTCCAGCGCGCCCAGTCACGAACGCCGCTCCTACCGGACGACCTCTCCACACTCTCACAGATGCAGTCGCTTCTCAACGCCTACAAGGAGCCGACGATCCGGGCCTCACAGATCACGGTGACGCCAGGAAACAGCATCGCCGCGTGGCTGCAGGTGCTCACGCGGGACTTGGGCGACATGATTACCGCCCGCGCCCATCCGCCCGGCGGTGGAATCCCGTTCGTGCAGGACTCCCTCATTCAGCAGATCGACCTCACCGTGGACACCCATGCCGCTAGCGCCAAGTGCGTCTACGGCCTGCTCCCCGGCGACCCGTCCTCGTTCCTTGTCCTGAACGACGCCACATCGGGAACACTCGACAGCACGAACTGGCTCGGCTACTAGACGGGCGATATCCGACAGCGTGAGAACGCTTGAAGACGCACACGGGGGCAAGATCGCCCGCCGCTTCGGAACCGTCGAGCAAGCCCTCACCTACGTCGAGCCTCACCTGTGGCCGTACTTCCTCCACCCTCCACGCGGGCAAGAGTTCGTCCCGCCGACCGGACACACAAGCTCGCCCCCAGCGGTTGCTTTCGTCCATCAGGGCGAATGGATCGCACGTTGCCCGTTCTGCCCCTCCGCCCAGCACGTCTCCAAGATCGACCCTCGCTTCTTTTGCGCCGGATGTCTCAACGCCGCCGTAGACAACCGGACCGTTCCCGTGGCGTGGCCGGATAAGTTTGAGCGCATCGAGGAACTGCTCTTGCCTCGCCCGTTCGTCACCACTCGCAACTGGTTCCCGCATGAGACGTTGAAAGACCTTGCCCGTGAGAACAAAGACCACGGGGTCAAGTCGTGAGTTGGAGCGCGCCCCCTGTTTTTACCGTTGGGCAGGTTCTAACTGCGGCACAGCAGAACATTCTTAGCGACGACTTGACCTACCTCAAGGCCAGCGAACTCGCCTACAACGAGTTCACCTCGCCTGTCAGCGTCACTGCAACGACGGAGGCGACGGCGAACACCGTTGTGACCGCGTCGGCGGTGACGTTCGATGGTTCAACTGTCGTACTCATTGAGGCGTACGCGCCTTCGGTCAGCATGTCCACCACCAACGTCTCTGTCACCTCCGTTCTTTTCCAGGATGGCGTTGCGATTGGAGAAATCGCACACCACTACGGCCCAACAGCGACCTTTGTGAAGGAACTGAATGGCAAGCGGCGACTGACACCAGCGGCGGGCGCGCGGACGTACTCGATGCGCTCCTACGTGAACACCGGGACAGGAACTATCACGGTAGGAGCCGGTGGCTCCGGTGCGAGTGTCCCCGGCTACATCAGAATCACGAAGGTCTAGGCATCAGCACAGATGACCCCCGAAGAACTAACCGCCCTAGAGCGACGAGCCTGGACGGTAGGACGGGTCTTCGACGCCAACCCGCCCGAGGGAGCACCGCAGGATTACTACGCGCTGAAACGGAGTGACGTGCGGGTGATGCTTGACCCGTCTAGCGTGTCCTATGCGGGCGATCTTTCAGCGCTTCTAGCCGAGCCGTTGCCACCGCCGACCCCTGACCAGCTCGCGGCCGTACCGGCACAGATGGCCGCCGACAACCTCGCTGTCTCGTTCACGACAACCGACGAAGTGGCGGTAGCCGCCGGGCAGCTTCGCGCCGCCGCGAAGGCCGGGATCGCGAACTTCAAAGCCGACCTCGCCGCGTGGAAAACCCTGACGGACGCGCAGAAACTCTCACACGTCGAGGGCCTGATGCAGTCGATGGTCGGTGTGTTGCAACATCTGACGGGCGACTACTCTTGACCCGCCTAGCCGAGCGGTAGGAGTTTCGCAACGATCCGGGGCGTCTTCGTGACGTTCACCGTTCGGGCTGCCTGTGCCGTGAGTCCGTTGCTGTCAATGACTGTCTCGATGATCGTGTAGCTACCCGTGAGGGCGTAGACGTGCTCGACCGATGGGCCTGCCCCATTCGCCCCGTCACCGAAGCTCCATGTAACGGAACTAACGTTACTTTCGTCAGTGAGTGTCACTGCTAGTCCATCCTCGCTGTCTGTGAACGACGCGCTAGGCGGGGACGGCGCGACATATGGAGCGGGATCGTTGTCTGCCGCTGGCGCGCGGTCGTCGTCCGGCAACGTCGGCTGAGCGACGGCCACCGTGGTCGTCACCGCAGGCGGGGCAGGAAGCGTCAACGTCTCGGTCGTCGTCTGAGTTACCGTCGTCGTCTGCATCGTGGTCGCAGTTGTCGCCACCGTCACCGTCGAACCGGGACAGACATACGGGGGACAGTGGGAAGCAACGAACGCATCGAGTCTGCTCTGAAAGTCCGGCGCGCAGTCACTCCCCAGATCGGTCTTGTTGTCGTTATGCCAGCCGACCTTGTATTGGTGGCATCCGTTGGCAAGGTTGATAGAGAGGACGCCGAAGCCCATGTTCGGTAGGTCGATGATCGTGTAGGCGCGGGCCTGCTCGGTTCCGATGGTGAGTGCGGCTAGAAGTCCTGCCGCTGCGAGAGATGCGAACACGGCTAGGCGCGTGAGATGCTTGCGGAAGATCAGGGCTGTCTCCTTGGTCTCGCGCTAGGGGCGTCGTGTCAGCGGCGTGCCCTAGCTGTTTACGTGGGCCGCACAGGAAGCGTGATTAGCGGACGCTCGGCGGGTGTCACAAAGTCGCGGTCGGTCATTGGCCGAGCACCGCCTTTCCTCGGGCAATGTCGATGCGCTCGTACAGCGCCTTCACGTCGCGCATCCGCTCGGCGAGATTGAAGTGCTCGGGGTAGAGCAGGATCTCCACGAGTTCTTCGGCCGATTGGGTCGTCTCGCCGTCGATGATGAGTTCGAGCGCGGTGACCGCCGCCGCCAGCGCGGCTTCCAGCCGCTCTAGGCGTTCCTCTACGGGCACGACGGGCAGCGTCTTCGACCGTGGCGTCATGCTCGCGAACGCAGCGAGCGGGATCTCGACCTCTTGCCGGTCGGTCGTCGCCGTGTGGTGAACGTCCACGCTGACCTTGATGGTCGCGGTCTTCCAGTCGATGACTGACTCAGCCATTACGCCACCCTCTTTGCTTTGCCACGCCGCACGAGGATCTCTGCGGCCCGCTCTCCGGCCTCGCCGCTAAGGACGAGCGGGAGCCGGTCGCGCAGCGTGAACGGGAACAGGAACGCCGGACGCCAGCGGTAGCCGCGCCCTGCTTGGTCGCGACTGAGAAACCCCTCGTCGTAGAGCTTGCGCGTGACGTTCCCCGCCTGCGCCTCGGACACGTTCAGGGACTCGGCAAGTTCGCGTGTCGTCGGCTGGTCGCGTTCGATGTAAGCGAGCGCCTGGAATTGCAGCGGCGTCAGCCGAGCGGCCAGCATCGCCCACAAGCGGCCTGCGATGAGCTTCCAGTCCGGTGTCACAAGCTCACTCATCGGAGCCTCTGTGCGCGTCTGCGAACAGCGATGCGCTCTCCTTCTCCACTGTCATACCAGCAGCCTACATGGCAGGGTGGACGGAGGCAAGTCGATAGCCTCGGCGTGAACGGACTCGACTGGGACACGTTCGCGGGGATGGCCTCAACGCCGTTTCCTGAAGGATGGCCGACCGACCGCCTCGTGTTCTTCAGTCCGCGCGACATTCGGATTCCCGAGGTGGTCGCGGCTGTTCAGATGTCTGCCCAAAAGTAGGGCCACCCGAAGGTGGCCCTGTGCCGCGACGGGAGGCGAGAGGCGTCAGCGTTCCCGCACCGCCGCAACCCCTTCGCGCTTGGCGCGTTTCTTCTCGGCGGGAACCTTCGCTGGTGCAAGCGTCTTACCGATGCTCCGGAGTTCCTTTACCCAGACTTGAGCGCCCTCGTCATCTAGGGAGCCTTCGATTGCGACGGCGACGTTTTCGATCTTGGCGGCGAGATTTACGGCCCGACGGCGGCTAACCCATCCCCAGTCGCGCGCCCAGTCTTCGGGATCGCGGATAAGTTGATGGTCGTTCATACGATCACCCTCTCAGCGTCGGCCCAGTCGTAAAGAGATTCAAGAACGCGGTTGAAGTAAGAACACTCCGCGCCTTCGTCCCTATCTACGTAGCCGATGGTGTGGAACTCGTCGGACACTTGCGCGATCTCGTCGTCGTCGCTCCATCGACCACCGCATGAGACACGGCGCAGTTTCTCTAGCCGTTCATGCAAATGCCTCGCCTTGGTTGCGACCGTCACGCTGTCCGTCGCGTCTTGGTTGTCGGTGATGAGCGGGCGAAGGTGCCAGTTGATAATCCAACCGGCGTGAACCGAAGACGGCTCACGCACCCACGGCCCTGTCCATAGCGTCCGGTACTCCATCTTTCGCCTCCTGGACTTGGGAACGCTGACTCCCCCACTATGACAGGTCGAGTGGCAGCCGTCAAGTCTTCCGATAGTCGCCCCTATGCGCTTGCCGAACTGGAGCCGCCGGACGTGGCTCATCGTCCACGGCGCACATGCCTCGTTCTGGATCGCCCTCCTGATCGCGTTCGTTCTCGGGGCGTTCACAGTCGCGAAATACAAGACCTTCCACGTCGGGGGTGCCCACGGTACTGCCACGGTGGCACTCCGCGTACCGCTGGGAGCCGTTCAGAGCGCTTCTAAGGGCTTGCGGGATCATTCGGGGGCGCGGAGTCAGACACCGGCAGGGGCAAGCGCAGAAGCCCTTACAGCGGCTCGCGCTCAGGATGCCCGGCTGGCAGCTAACGACAACCTCCCCCGCGTCTTCCCCGATGCCGCACCCCAACAGCGCGGATGCGTCACCCGCCTGGTTCAGAACTACTCATCCCGTAACGGGATCGCCCCCCGCGCTTTCGTCCTCCACTACACCGTCTCATCGAACCGGCCCGGCTGGTCAGACGTGAACGCCGTCGTCGGCATCTTCGACACGGCCGCCTATCAAGCCTCCTCCAACTACGTGATCGACGGCGAAGGTAACTGCGCCTACATCGTCCGGGAAACCGACAAGGCATGGACACAGGCCGCAGCCAACCCGGTCAGCATTTCCGTTGAAGTCATCGCCACCGGGAGCGAGCCGCAATACATCGCAAAGCCGGGACTGGCGAAGCTCGCAATGGTCATCTCGGATGCGCTCAACCGTTGGAAGATCCCAGTGCAGCTCGCCGCGTTCAGTAACGGTGTCCTCACACGTCCGGGCGTGCTCGACCACCGGGCGCTCGGACCCGCAGGCGGCGGACACTTCGACATCGACAAGATCATCGGGGGCAAGTTCAATGACGCAAACGGCCTCGCCCGGACCAAGCAAGTCATCGCAGCCGTTAAGGCGTACCGGGCAGCGCACAAGGCCGTGCCTCTCCCCCGCTGGTACGTGAAGGCGAAGAACCTCCCGCCGATGTGGGCGTGGATCTCCTGGCGGGACCACGGGCATCCGTCGAAACTCAGGCCGAAGCAGGTCCCGAAGCAGATCCCGCAAGCGTGGTGGACTCGTTACTCGCGGCATGTCCGGGCAACAGCGTGAGCGTTGACGGACTCACCGATTTCGAGCGGGGCGTCAAGGAGGGTGCTCGCGACGCACGGCTCGACGAGGCATTCGTACGCCTGAACAAGATCAACGGCAGCGTCGAGCGCCACGCCAAATCAGTCGAGACACTCGCGAAAGATGTTCGGCAGACGCGGCAGGAAATCATCGACCAACTCCGCGAGATGAATGAGGCCGCTAGAGCACGCGACCTTGCCGTTCAGGTTGCTAAGGAAACGCTAGAGAAGGAAACTGAGCGTATCCGCATTGAGGCAGAGCGCCTGCGTGAGGAACGCGCACAAGCGCTGGAGATTCCCGCCCGCACATGGGGACTTCGCGCATCGAAAGCATCCGTCATCTACGGCCTCGTCGCGTTCGTTCTCGGCACCTACACCATCTACGGAATCCTCCACCCTTAAAGGAGACTCACCATGTTCGGACTGATCCTGCGCGTCTTCGGAGTCATCTGCTGGATTCTGGCAGGCGCGAACCAGACACTCCTCCAACAGCCACCCGCTGACCTGATCGCCTGGGGACTTGCACTCTGGGGGGCTGGCAGCCTACTCGGCGGCTACGGGCCGCAATGGAACCACGGGTGAGCGTCTTCGGTCCTTACCGTGGCGTCGTCGATTCGGTGCATGACGGCGACACCGTGAATGTGAAGCTCGACATAGGCTTCGACCTGACCGTCTACACCCGCGTGCGTGTATTCGGGATCAACGCGCCCGAACTTTCGACCGACGCCGGGAAGGCGGCCCGCGACTTCGCCAAGACGCTCCTGCCAGTTGGCACCGCCGTCACGGTGCTTTCCCACGGCTGGGACAAGTACGGAGGCCGCATCGACGGGGAGATCAGCTACGGCACGCCCCCAGCGGACTTCGCCGCGACGATGCTCACTGCCGGACAGGCCGTGATCTACCCATAAAAGGAGCACCACCGTGACTTCCCATCCCAACCCGGCCGCGAAACGCTACGAGGGCGGCCCACCCGCCACATCTAAGCCGATAACCCGCGACATGAACAAGATTCGCGCGTTCCTCGCATCAAGCAACGGCAAACTAGCAGCCCACTACGCGGTCGCCTTTATTGGGGCCGCTGTCGCTGCCGCCCTCGCCTCGTCGCAGCATCTCGCAGGCGTACATGGTGTTCACGCCCTCGCCGCAGCACTCGTCGGCATTGGCTCAGTGGCGGTC